AGCCCATTCGTGTCGCTGGAGGTGTGGAAGTCCTGCGGTGGCGAGCCTGCTCCGCTGGAGGGTGTCGAGGTTTACGGTGGGCTTGACCTGTCAGCCCGTACCGACTTGACGGCCTTCGTGCTGCTGGGTCGGGACGCCGAAGGCACCACCCACGTTTACCCGTTTGCCTGGACGCCAGAGCAAGGCCTTCACGACCGCGCAAGGCGTGACCGGGTGCCGTATGACGTTTGGGTCCGAGAGGGCTACCTGCGCACCACGCCGGGCGCAACGGTCGACTACGGGTTCGTCTGCGCGGAAATGGCAGAGATCCTTGGTGGGCTCGACGTGGCGGCGATTGCCTTTGACCGCTGGCGAATCGACCTCTTCCGCAAGGAAGCCGAAGCGTTGGGCCTGGAGTTCCCGCTGACCGAGCACGGGCAGGGCTTCAAGGATATGTCTCCCGCGCTAGATGCGCTGGAGGCCGAGCTGCTGAACGGCCGCATTCGCCACGGGATGCACCCGGTGCTGACAATGTGCGCCGCCAACGCGGTCATCACGAAGGATGCAGCCGGCAACCGCAAGCTGGACAAACACAAAGCCACCGGGCGGATTGACGTCATGGTTGCGCTTGCTATGGCGCTTGGCGTGGCAGGGCAGCAGCAGCCTGAATGCAGTCGCGCCAGTGACGAAGATTTCCTCAACGCAATTCGGAACCCGATTATCGCATGAACATCGCACTGGGCATCTTCCTGCTGGCGGCGCTAGCGGGACTCGCGCTCATCACGGCAGGCGTTTTCGTGCTGTGGGGGCTGGGTTATTCACTAATCATTGGCGGGCTGTCCTGTCTGACCGCTGCACTTTTCGTCCGGAGGGGCATGACTGATGGCTAAGTCTCTCTCGGCAGTGCTGCGTCAGGCCGTTAAGCCGCGGGCTGGTCTTGGTAGCTGGTCAGGCCAGGCGGTTCGTCTATCTGACGGGGGCTTTTGGTCGCAGCTCTTCGGTCTCGAATCTTCCAGCGGAAAGAGCGTCACTGTGGACCGGGCCATGAAGCTTTCTGCGGTATGGGCCTGTGTTCGGATCATTTCAACATCAGTGGCAGGGCTGCCGCTTAGCGTCTACCGGCGTATGCCTGACGGCAGCCGCGAAGACGCGCGTGATGTACAGGTGCATGACGTAATCCATACCAGCCCCAACGATGATATGACTGCCTTCCAGTTCTGGCAGGCCATGGTGGCCTCGATGCTGCTCTGGGGTAATGGCTATGCCGAGATACAGCGCATGGCAGGCAGGGTAGTCGCGCTTGACTTCCTTTTGCCCTCCAGGATGCGCCTGGACGTAGACGAAAGCGGCCGGCTTGAGTACTGGTACCGCTCTGTCACCGGTGATGAACGCCAGATTCTTCGCGGCGACATGCTGCACATCCCGGCTTTCTCGCTTGATGGAAGGATCGGTCTTTCTGCGATTCGCTACGGCGTGGACGTTTTTGGCGCTGCGATGGCAGCTGACGATGCGGCAAACAGCACGTTTAAGAACGGCTTGATGCCAACGGTCGCCTTCAAAGTTGACCGAGTGCTAAAAGCCGAGCAGCGCGAGGAGTTCCGAGAATATGTCAAGGCGGTAAGCGGGGCGTTGAACGCGGGCAAGTCGCCGGTTCTCGAACAGGGCGTGACCCCAGAAATGATCGGCATCAATCCGAATGACGCTCAGCTTCTGGAGTCAAGGGCTTTCGGCGTTGAAGAGATATGCCGCTGGTTTGGCGTAGACCCATCGATGATTGCCCATGGCAACAAAGACAGCAACTGGGGCACCGGGCTTGAGCAGAAGAAGATCGGGTTCCTGACATTCTGCATTAGCTCGATAACCAACCAGATTCAGCAGTGCGTCAATAAGCGCCTGCTGACCCCGGCGGAGCGGCAGAGGTTGTACAGCGAATATTCGCTGGAGGGCTTCCTGAAGGCTGATAGCCAGGCCCGTGCCGAGTTCTACAGCAAGATGGTGAACAACGGCATCTACACCCGAGACGAGTGCCGCGTCCGCGAAAACCTACCGCGCCGAGGCGGAAATGCCGACGTGCTGACCATCCAGAGCGCCATGGCGCCGATCGACAAACTAGGCGCAGCCCAGGAGTAATTCCATGCAACTCAAAATTCAGGCTCGCGGCCTACGCAGCGAGCTGAGCCCGCGTGCGCTCGAAAAGTGGAACCCAGCCATACAGGCAGCGGTTGAAAACACCTCCGACACCATCACGATCTACGGCGTGATCGGGGAGGATTGGTATGGCGAGGGCGTCACTGTCGGGCGCATTGACGCTGCCCTTCGCTCTATAGGCGACAAGCCTGTGACCGTCTACCTGAACTCGCCAGGCGGCGACATGTTCGAGGGCATCGCCATCTACAATCGCCTGCGCGAGCACAGCCAGAAGGTCACCACCAAGGTGCTCGGCATGGCGGCCAGCGCCGCCTCGATCATCTATCTCGCCGGCTCTGAGCGGCAGGTCGCTAGTAGCGCCTTCCTGATGATCCACAACTGCTGGACGGTTCTCGCGGGTAATCGCCACTACCTGCGTGATGTGGCTGATGACATGGAAGAGTTCGACGCCGCCATGGCCGACCTATACGCCGAAACCGGCGGGCAGCCGGTCGCCGATATGGCCGAGATGATGGATGACGAGACATTCATCCGCGGCAAGCGGGCCGTCGAACTTGGACTGGCTACCGGGCTTCTGTCCGCCGACGAGGTTGCCGAGCGCGATACCGAAGAGAGCCGGCAGAGCAATGCGCTGAAAGCGATGGACGTAGCTCTGGCGAAAGCCGGTATGCCTCGTTCCGAACGCCGCGAACTTTTCGCTAGTTTCAAGTCCAGCACGCCTCGCGCTGCTGGCGGGAGCACGCATAACGCTGCTCCGACCGACAAGCAGAACGCTGTCGCGCCTGACCTCACCGCGTCACTGAGCGCGGCAACCACCCTTCTCCAAACTCTGAAAGGTAACTGACCATGGACTTTGAAGCCCAGGTAAAAGAACTCAATTCCAGCCTGAAAGGCATCGGCGATCAGATCAAGGCTCAAGCCGAAGCCACTCAGAAAGAAATCGCCCGTGCTGGCGAGATGCATGGCGAAACCCGCGCCAAGGTTGACGAACTGCTGAGCAAGCAGGGTGAGCTACAAGCCCGACTGCTCGAGGCTGAGCAGAAGTTGGTCAACGCCAGCAATGGCGGGCGTAACCAGGCCGAGCGGCAAAAGTCGGCCGGTGAAATGGTCGTGGGCAGTGACCAGATGGAAGGCGTCAACGCATCCTTCCGCGGTTCCCGTCGCGTGTCTGTGCCGCGCGCAGCAATCACCTCTGCTCCGGCATCTGGCGGCGCACTGGTTGGTGCTGATCGTCGTCCCGAGATCATCATGCCGCCTGAGCGCCGGCTGACCATCCGCGACCTGATCGCCCCAGGCACTACTGATAGCAACGCTATCGAGTACGTTCGCGAGACTGGCTTCACCAACAATGCCGCTGCTGTGGCCGAAGGTGGCGCCAAGCCCTACTCGGACCTGGTATTCGAGCTGGTCAACGCGCCGGTTCGCACCCTGGCTCACCTGTTCAAGGCAAGCCGCCAGATCCTCGACGACTCCTCTGCGCTGCAGAGCTACATCGATGCTCGCGCCCGCTACGGCCTGCTCACCGTCGAAGAGCAGCAGCTCCTGTACGGAAACGGCACCGGAGCCAACCTCCAGGGCCTGATGACCCTGGCAGAAACCTATGCAGCTCCGGGCGGCATCGTGGTAACCGGCGAGCAGCGTATCGACCGCCTGCGTCTGGCGCTGCTGCAAGCCGAACTGTCCGAGTTCCCGGCTGACGGCATCGTCCTCAACCCGATCGACTGGGCGGCCATCGAGCTGACCAAGGACGGCGAAGGTCGTTACATCGTCGGCCAGCCGCAGGAAGGCACCGCTGCCCGCCTGTGGAATCGTCCGGTCGTTGCGACCCAGGCAATGCAGCAGGATGGCTTCCTGACCGGCGCGTTCCGCCTCGGCGCTCAGATCTTCGACCGCATGGATGTCGAGATTCTGATCTCCACCGAGAACGACAAAGACTTCGAGAACAACATGGTGACCATCCGCGCCGAAGAGCGTCTGGCGTTCGCCGTGTATCGCCCGGAGGCCTTCGTGACTGGTGCGCTGACCATTTAAGCCATGTGCCGGCCGCCTGCGGGTGGCCGGCATTGGAGGTTCCATGAAGCTACACGCCAAGAGACCCTTTTTGTTCGGCGCTGCCGTGCTGCGGGTCGGGCAGGAATTCGAAGCAACCGATCATCACGCCCGCGAGCTTATGGCCCGGGGTTTAGCGGTAGAGGTGACCCATGGCAGTGCTGACGCTGGACGAGATCAAAGCGCACCTGCGGCTGGACGGAAGCGAGGAAGACGCGCACCTGACGCTGCTGAATGAGGCTGCCCAGGACTACGCCACTCAGTACATCAATCGGGCTATCCCCTGGCATGCCGAAACGGGCACTGTGGAGCCGGTTCCGGCCTCGGTGAAGGCCGCGATCCTTCTGACGATTGGCGACTTATACGAGAACCGCGAAGGACAATTCGTCGGGACGATCCGGTCTGACAACCCAACTGTCTTGCGGCTGCTTAACCCATACCGCGTAGGGCTAGGGATATGAGAGCCGGCCCCCTAAGGCACCGTTGCAGCCTCCAGTCCGAGCGGCGCGTAAAGGACGGTATGGGCGGTTACGTCAATGACTGGGCCGAACTGCGAAAAGTCTGGTGCGAAATCACCACGCCAACCGGCCGCGTCTCCAATGTGGCGCAGCAGCTGACCGCTGTTGTATCTGCGGAGATCCGCTGTCGGCCGGCTGCCGACTTGATCGCAGGGCGGCGCATAGTCGGGCGTGGCATCACATACCGCATCGAGGCTGTATTGCCCGACAACGTTAATTCAATGGTTCGTCTGCTCTGTTCCAGTGTGGCGAATCCGTAGGGAGGGGCTATGGCCAGGAGATCGCGCGGTGACTTCAAGCTGCGGGGCGTCCTACGCCGCATCGGCGCTACCATGGAAAGTGACTTGCGCGGAGCAATGGAAAAGGCCGCCAATTTGGTGCTGGAGACCCAGCGCGAGCTGATCCCGAAAGATACCGGCGAGTCGGCGGCAGCACTTGAGGCATTCGTCTCGAAAAGTGGCCTCGACGCGCAGATTGGTATCAGGGGCAAAAAGAAGTCGCGTCGCTTCTTCTTCCTGCGCTTCATTGAGTACGGCACCAAGGGCCACGAAGGCAAGGCCGGAAAGAACCCGACGAACAAGTCTGACGGCTCCAGCTTCTTCGGCTACGCGCCCGACATTCCAGCCAGGCCGGCGCATCCGTTCATTCGGCCATCCTACGACCTAAACAAAGACGCGATCCGCAAACTGTTGAGCGAGGCAATTGCTTCGACTCTGGACAAGGCGGCGAGGAGTGCAGATGGCTGATACAGCGATACCGCTACAGG